GCCTGCAGCGTGCCGTTGAACGGGCTGGCGAACTGCGCGCCGGCCTTGCGCAGCGACAGCTCGGCCGCCTGGGGGATGAGGCCTGCCGGCCAGTCGATGGTGGCCATGGCTACAGCACCCGGGCGGCGCGCAGCCGCTGCATGATGGTGGATTCGACGTGCTGCATGCCCAGCTGCACGGCGTTGGTGACTTCGCCGCGGGTGACGCCGGCCGCCACGTTGACGGTGACGGCCATGCCGCCCAGCGCGTGGTTGGGCACCACGGTGCCGGCCGACGCCGGCATCACGATCTCGGGGCCGCGCTCGCCCACCAGGTAGGCGCGGCCGGCCGACACCGGGCCGCCGTTGGCGCGCGCGCCGCCGAACACGCTGGAGCCCAGAAAGCCCAGCAGGCCGCCGAACTCGCCGGTTTTGCCGTAGTTGCCGAAGAGCGCCTCGCCCAGCTTGGCGGCCAGCGCCTGGGCCACCATGCGCTGCAGCAGGTCTTGCCAAATCTGGCCGATGTCGTCGGCGTTGCCCTTGATGACCTGCAGCACGCTGTCGCCGAGCGCGTCCTCAATGTTGCGGGCGGCCTGGCTGGCGAACTCGCTCACCTGACGCAGCGGCTCGGCCAGCGCCTCCAGGCGCGGCAGCTGGATGGAGTTGACCTCCTTCGTGAGCCGCTGCAGCCCCTCGACGGCCGCGCGGCCGTAGGTGCCCCAGGTGATGGCACCGGCGGCCACCAGCACGTCGGCTCGGGCCACCTGCTCGGCCAGGCGCTCCTGCTCGGTCTGCAAGCTGCGCGTGACGGCCAGGCCCTCCTGCTGCAGCGCCTCGAAGGCGCGCGCCGATGACTGCTGCGCGCGGATGCTGTCCAGCGCCGAGGCCAGGCCCAGCACCTGGGCCTTGGTGCTGGCGTCGAGCACGCCGAGCAGGCCGCGGTTGATGGCGATGCGGGCCTTCTCTTCTTCGCTGAGCTGCTGCGTGGCCAGGATCTGGTCGCGCAGCTGTTGCCCGTACTGTTGCACCGCGGCCGCCTGTTGCCGCTGGCGGGCCAGCGCTGCATCGTCGATGAAGCCGAGGCTCTCCGTCTGGCGCAGCCGTCCGCCCCCCTCGTTGGCCGGCCGGCCTTTCTTGTCGGCCAGCGTGATCTTCTCGAGCTGCGCCAGATAGTCGGCGGCGGCCGACTGCAGGCGCTCGTAGTTGCGGATGGTCTGGCGCGCAGAGTCTTGGGCCAGGAAGCTGCCCTGCCCGCCGGCCAAGGTGGCACGTGCGCGAGCCACAGCAGGCTCCATGCGCTCGGCGGCCGTCCTGAGCCCGTCGATCTGCCCGCGCAGTGCGCCCAGGTCGGCCTGCTTGGCAAGGCCGGCAAAGAAGCCGCCCGGGTTGCGGGCCGCCTGATTCAGCACTTCCAACAGGCTGTTCATCGACGGCAGCAGCGCGCCCGCCACCGCACGGCCCGCGTCGGTGGCGTTTTTGGCGAACTGCGCCAGCTTGATGTTGAAGGCCTCGGCCTCGGCGGCTTGCTTTTCGGTGACGGTGGCGTTGAGCTCGCCACTCTTGGCCAGATCGGCCAGCAGCGGCGCCACTTGGCCAAGGCTGCGGCCGAACAGCTCCATGCTGGCCCGGGCCTTGTTGCCGTCGTCCGGGAAGCGCGCCAGCGCCACGGCCGTCTGGCGAAGAGCCTCGGCCGGGTCTTGGTCTCGCAGATCCGCGAGGCTCAAGCCCAGGCGCCGGAACACCTCGGCCGCGGCGCTGCCAGGCTTGGCGCCGGCCAGCGCCTGGTTGAACTTGACCAGCGCCGCCTGCACCGTCTCGAAGCTCGTGCCCGTGCGGGCCGCCACGTCCTCGAGCGCGCTGAGGTTGCCAATGCTGGCACCGGTGGCGTCCTTCAGGTCGTTGAGCCGGTCGATGCCGTCGACCACCTGCTTGAAGTAGGCCGTGAGCGACACGCCACCCAGCACAGCTGCCAGGCCGCTGGCAACCGCTGAGAAGCTGCCCGTGAGGGCCTGCGCCTGGCCGCTGAGCTGCTGCAGCCGGCCGCGAACGGCCTGGAACGCGCCAGCGGTCTCGTCGGTGGCGCCGATGGCAATGCGTGCGCGGGTCATGCGTCAGGCCCTCCCGGCAGCAGCGCCATGAAGTCGTCCACCGAATTGATGCCGGGGTCGGCAGGCGCGTCGTCCCAGGGGTCGGGCGGCATAAAGTCGCGCGGCGCCCAGGTGCGCGCATCGCGCCGGCGCAGCGCGCCGTTGGTGGCCGCCGCCAGAAGCTCGGCGTGGCGCAACGCATCCCAGCGCGGGCCGATGCGGTGCGCGTCGAGCCAGGAGTGCCACTCGTGGAATTCCTGCGCGCTGAGGTTGCGTTCGAGCCATGCGACGGTGCATCTGAGGTGACTGGCCAGCTCGTAGAGCGCGCGGCGCTGCGGGCTGGCCTTCAGCCGTTTTTTGGGGCATCCAGGCCAGTGAGGCGCAGCGCACAGTCGGCCAGGCGCAGGCCGGCTTCCTGGTGGCGCTGCACGAACGCTGCCCACTGCGCAGCGCTGTAGACCGGCTGCTCGTCAGCCGCCAGCACGCACAGGTGCAGCACCAGCGGCAGCACCTCGAGTGCGGCGCGCTGGGCTGCGTCTTCTTCAGCCTCGCCCGGCTGCGCCTCGCTGTAGCGCCGCCGCGTGGCGTCGAATCGCGCCAGCCGCGGCATGTCCATGCCCCGCACCAGCACCGTGCCGCCTATCTCGGGCACGTCGACCTGCTCTTCGGGCAGCACCACCGGCGCGATGGCCTCGCGGCTGATCAGCATGCCGGCCCCTTCAGGTGGCGTAGGTGGTCGGGTCGCTGAAGAAGCTGACGCTGATCTCGCCGCGCAGCGTGCTGTCTTCCACCGTGGGCACTTGGCGCAGGCTCCAGTAACCGTTGGCCACGATGCGGCTGCCGTTGCTGAAGATCATGCGCAGCGCCACCGGCGTGGCGCCGTCGCTCGCCGCCAGCACCGGCGCCCACCAGCCGAGCGCCGGGTCATAGAACACGGGCAGCGTCACCTGCACAGGGGTGCGGGTGGTCGGGATCTGCTTCTGGATGGTGTCGGTGAGCGTGGTGATGTCGGCGAACTGCGGATCACCACCGCTGACGCTGAGGCCGGCGGTGATCTGAGAGATCGAAGTCCAGGCCGTGATGCGCCGCACGGTGCCCGTGCCCGTGCCCGTGGGATAGAACGCCGTGCTGGTGGTGTTGATGCCCTCGAACGTGATGTTGTCGGTGGCGACGTTGCTCACGCGCACGATGCGGCCGTTGAGGCGGTCCCAGCCCGAATTGACCTCGAGGAAGTCGCCCACGACGATGCCGTGGCCGCTTGCGATGGTGGCCACCGCCGCGGCGGCGTTGGTGATCGCCGTCATGTTGGACGCCGAGCCGTAGGTGCTTGCGATGGCGACCAGGGTGCCTGTTGAACGGGTGATAGCCATGGTGTGGCGCTCCTTTTCAGCTCAAGATGACGCCCGGCGCAGCCGGGGCGACGAAGTAGACGCACTGCAGCTGCAGCGTGATTCGGGTGACCGCGGCTTCGCCCTCGGTGGCGGCTTCGCGGTTGATGCCGGCGAGCTGCAGGCCGTGCGGCAGCGGCTCGGCAAAGAGCAGCGCCAGGCCGGCCTCGGCCAGCGTGTGCATGGCGTCGTCGGCGTCGGCCACGGCGCGCAGGGTGTACTGGGCATCGACCGCCAGCGTGTGGCGGTTGATCTGCTCGCCGATGGTGCTGATCTCGACCTGCTCGTCGGCCGCGAACAGGCGCACCGCGGGCAGCTCAGCCTCGGCCCAGGGCCAGAGGCGGCTGGTGCGCACGCCGCCGGTGCCCAGGGCCTGCGGCGCCAGGCGCGCGGCCAGAGCGTCGACCACTTGAGCAGCTGCCAGCGCCATGGCTCAGGCCCGGGCCAGCACCAGGCGCAGCAAGACGCCGTCTGGCGGCTCTTGCACCACTTGGCGCACGGTGTAGGTTTCGGAGCCCGCGACCAGCAGCTGCTGGCCCGGGGCCGGGCCCACCGCGGTGGTGGGCTCGAGCAGGAAGGTGGGCCGCTGCGTGAGGGTGTCGAACTCGTCGACGCTCTCCAGATCGAGAATGCCCCGCACCGCAACGCCCGCCAGCACCGCAGTGCTGGCGAATGCGTCGAAGTAGGCGCTGAGGTTCTCGCCCTGCATGGCCGCTGCCTGCTGCGCCTGCTGCTGATCAGGTGGTGAGCGCGTCGACCATGGCCGAGAAGCTCTCGGCACGGCGCACGGCGATGTCCACGTCTTGCAGCGTGACCACACGCACGGTGCCGGCGGTGCTGCCGGTGTAGGGGTCGACCATCAGGTCGAGGCCGCCCCACATGCCGATGATCAGGTCGGCGAAGTTGCCGAAGATGATGGCCGAGCACACAGCGCCCGAGCTGCCCTTCACCAGGTTGCTGGGCACCGCGTTGGTGACTTCGGCGCGGTAGCCGTTCAGCGGCGTGTTGCCGGCTTCCCACAGGAACTGCGCCGTGGACGAAGCCTTCTCCACCGTCTTGAGGCGGCCACGCACGCGGGCGTTGGTGAGGTAGCCCAGCGTGCCGATGTCGGCGTTGTCTTGCGCGACCTCGGTCTCCAGCGCCACGATGTTGGCGAACGACGGAACCGCGCCGTTCGTGCCACCTGCCACGGAGCCGATGCCCACGACGTTGAGGATGCCGCGCGGCTCAGCGCCCGAGCCCGAGCCGTTGATGCCGGCACGCTGCAGCTCGAGCGCCAGCACCGTGGCCAGGTCGCCACGCACGAAGGCCTCGACGTCCAGGCTCGACTGCAGCAGCAGCTTGCGGCTGATGTCGGTGAACGCGCCCATCGTCTTGGGCGACATCGTCACCTGATCGAAGGCCTGCTGGCTTTCGGTCGGGGCGGCGTTTTCTGCCACCCAGAAAGCACCGCCGGCGCCGGTGGCGCGCGGGATGGCGATGTTGCCCGACAGGCCCGTGAGCATCTGCGTGCCCATGCCCATGAGCACCATGCGGTTGCGCAGCAGCTCGATGAAGTCGCCGGCACGCAGATCGGTGGCCACGGTGTGGCCGCCCGCCGTCGAGGTGCCGACCAGCAGGTCGCGGCGCAGCACGTCGGTGGGCACCATGATGCCGCGCGAGGCCTTGCCCGACTTCTCGGCAGCGGTGCGGCCGACTTCGATCTCGAAGGCCGCCGCCTCTTGCGCGCTGCGGTGGCCGGGGTTGGCCAGGGCGTTGAGCGCGCGCACGAAGCTGAAGCGCTGCACTTCCTTCTGCGTGAGGCCGATGTCGGTGTTGGGCTTGGTGGCCTTGGCCAGGTGGGCCATGGCCTGGGCGCGGAACTCGTCGAGCGGGGTGCCCGCACGCACGGCGGCCTGGGCCAGCTTGTCCACGCCCTGGGCGCGGAACTCTTCGCCGATGGCGATGATGGTGTCGACGCGGCCGCGCTCGGCGGTGGCGCCCTGCTGCCGCTCGGCGGCGGCGTCGATGACTTGCTCGGACATGGTGGTCACTCCACGGGTGGCGGCCAGCGGTGCGCCGGCCTTGGGTTGGGTAGCGGGGCTGGCAGCACCAGCAGCTGCGGCTTCGGCACTGCGGCCGACACCGACGGTGGGATCGGCCGGCACGCTGACGAGCGAGACCTCGTAGGGCTCCCACGACTTCACGCGGTAGGTGCCGACACCGTCGTGCTCTTCTTCGAGCACGGCGTCGTGGATCACGTAGCCCACCGACACGTTGCGGCGGATGCCGTCGATCACGTCTTGGAAGACCTCATTGGCGCGCGCGCTTCTCCCGAAACGCACCACGGCGCGGGCCACCCGGTCCTTGCCGATCTGCACCTGTTCGATCACCCCGACCTGGTCGCGGCTGTCGTGATCCATCAGCAACGGGCCGCCCTTGGTGAGGCGGTCCATCTTGATGCTGCTGGCCTGGTGGTCGAGCACCTCGATGCCCCAGCCACGCTCGTATGGCTCTTCACTGCTGAAGGCCAGCGTGACGGTGCGCGCCTCTTGGTCGACCGCGG